AAACATATCTTTGGTTGGTCTGATGAAGAAATCAGGTTGGATTTACAACAACAAAGAATTGAAAGAGCGGTTGGTGAAGAGTTAAAGGCAACTCCTACAGTGATTAGTAAAACAGGTCTATTCGATAATATAGACAAATTATATGCAAGTGCTTCGGGAGCAACACCAGCAGCGGGAGCCGCTACAACACCAGGGGGAGGTGAAGAGTTAGGTGCAATGGCACCACCACCGCCAGGAGGTGAAGAAGGGGGTGCGTTACCACCACCACCGCCAGGAGCTGAAGAGACACCTCCACCAGCGGGAGTAACACCTGAATCAAGAAAAAAAGACCTCAATATTTTATTAGAAAATAACATTTTTGAGGGTTCAAAAGTAATTGATTTAAGTAATGGTCAACAATCTTTAGGAGAAATTGAAAAAGAACTTGAAAAGTTGTTAAACTCCTAATATTTATTTGTAAATAAAAAAATGACGTTCGGCCAAATCAAATCCCTTATCGAAAAAAACCTTCTTGAATCCTACAAAAATGAAGCGGATTTTAAGAAAAGTTTACGCGAGTTCAAACATAATGTTTTGAACAACAAATCTATTTCTAAAGTATATAATCTTTACGACCAATTAAGTACTCCACAAGGATTAACTGAATCTGAAGCCAAAGAATTCTTAGAAGAAGGTGTAAATCTTTTACAAAGAATTTTACCATCTATTAAAATGCCAAAGTCATTAGAAGAGGAAGTTAACAACAATTATTCGGATATTGATACTTTGGTTTATACAAAGAAAATTGGTATATCAGAAAGAATCAAAGCTAAGAAAAATATTATTGAAACTTTGAAAGGTAATAAGAATTCAATCAAAGAATCAATCAACATTCCAGTTACATCAATGGTTAAAATCGCTAACCAAACACTTAGAAACTATATAGAGACTATGGATGAGAATTCTAAAAAAGAATTTTTCCAAATTGTTTCTGAAGACAATAAAAATCTTGAAAATAGATTTGAAGAGTTGAAAAATAGTGCAATTTCCAAGTTACAGAATATTTTGGAAAACGAAAGTGAAAGTGATGTAAAAACTAAGATTAATGAAACTATCGACAAGTTAAAAGAGGAAAAGTTTGACCAATTGAATTTCCTAAAATTGAAAAATTTAGAAGGTTCCCTTTAAGAATTTTTAACTTTGTTTGTGTAGATTGCTTTTAATAACGCCTTCCTTTTTTGTACAGATGGTTTTACATACTCTTTTCTATTGAGTAATTGTTGATTCTGTTTTGTTTTTATCACTTTTGATTTTAGTGTCTTAAGAGCTCTCTCAAGATTATCACTGTTTTGAATTTTGATTATTAGCATATATTACAAATATCTCTTATTTACGAGAAAATTTTGACTATGATGATTATATGTAGTATTTTTTTAAAAAATAAACTACATAACATGAAAATTAATGAAGAAGGGTAAAAGTGTAAAGTTAAAGCTATTCACTCCAATCAAATCAAGTTACGGAACCGTAGATTCAAAAAACTTAAAATCATTATACATAAACATTCAGTCTTGGGTTACCCCAAAATATGAGACAAACAATTGGAACCGAGTTGTCGGCATCTTAAGCAGAGAAATCAAACATTCAGTTTTTAATTCAATCAACACAGAATTTTTCAGAGAACAAAGCATCGTTGATTTAGATTTAAGAACAAGTGGAATTTCAACGGGAAAAAAATCATTTTTCAATTTAGAAGTTAATCTATATGTGAAATCTCAATTAGATTTTAAATCAAAGGATGTAAAAGAATCGGTCAAAAACATCGTAAAAACTATTTTCAAAGAAAACATTTCGAACAACAAATACTTCAGTTTTTCCTTAACTAAAAAGCCTGAGGTTAATAAAGTTGACTGACCAATATATTTATCTAAAAAACCTTAATGAAGAATTTAAGAATATTAGAGGCTAACGAACTTGGTCATGGAATTTTAATAGAAATGGACGCAGGTTACGTTTCACCAAAAGATGAAAAAAATATAAAAGTTTTACAGGAGGCTGCTAACTTGGATTATAGAAATCCATTTGAGTTCTACGCTGTATTACAGAAGTATGATACCCCCAACAGAAACGGAAGATTCTACCCTGAAAGAATTCTAAAAAGAGAAGCAGACAATTACAAAAAAATTATCTCTAAGGGTCTTTCAACATCAGAGTTGAATCACCCTGAATCATCACTTATAGATTTGGACCGTGTATCACATTTGATTACTGATATATGGTGGGATAAAAATATCCTTATGGGTAAATTAAAATTACTCACAACACCAGGTTTTCACGAAAGAGGTATTGTATCATCAAAAGGTGATGTTGCAGCTAATCTTATGAGACAAGGTGTAACCTTAGGAATTTCATCTCGTGGGGTGGGGTCACTTAAAAAGGTTGGTGAAAGAAATGAAGTACAGGATGACTTTGAATTAATTTGTTTTGATTTGGTTTCATCTCCATCAACACCAGGAGCATACCTTTTCACCAATGCGGACGATAGGTCAAAGTATGAAGAGAATTTGGATGAGGAAAAAAAGAATCGTGAAAAATCGTCTGAACCAATGGACAAATCTATTGACTTGATGAAAAAACTTACTCATTATTTAGGAAAATAATTATATGGACGAAAAATATTTTGTTGCTAAAATTCAGTATGAACTTCCTGATGATAATACAGGAAAAATTAAAAAGATTAGAGAGGAAAAACTTGTAAGGGGTTTTTCAGTCACGGATGTTGAGGCTAAAGTTACAAAAAGATATGAATCTTTTTCATACGATTGGAGAATAACATCAGTATCAGAGAGTAAAATCGACGAGGTAATAGAAAAGTAAAAGTGGTCTAAAGACCACTTTTTTTATTTAGTAACATATTTATAAAGAAAAAAATATGTTATTTTCATTATTATACAAAAACTCAGCGAACCAACAAATTAATGTTTATTTAAGTGGTTCTAGCATGTCCGCAGCAATCCTTTATTGCGATACAAATAATTTTACCCCATGACAAATAACGAAAATAAACTCTAATGTATTGGTGAACAATCCATCTTTTTCAAAAGCATATTTAGTCGCTTTAAAAGATATTACAATTGAAAATACATCTTCAACTATAATATACGACACCTTTGCTAACGTGAATTCTTGGATAGAATCACAAGTTAACAAGTCTGTTGTTGTTATATCCGTTCAAGACAGAGCTTTTGTACAAGCCTAAAATAAACTTTTTCTCGATTAGATACTATTTATAGAGTAAAATAATAATTTTTTCATGCAAGAAACTAAAAACGTAGTTGAAGAGGCGCTCATTCAAATGAAGAATGTTGAAGAGGCTATCGCCGAGAATGCAAAAGGAATACTTGCTTCTACAATGAAGGAAGAAATCAATCAATTAGTAAAAGAATCTCTTTCAGAACAGGATGATGAAACCGAGGTTGATTTAGACGTAGACATGGACATGGATGACGAAGAGTTAGACATGGATATGGATGCTGATAATCAGGAAGACATGGACATGGAATTAGACATGGATATGGATTCCGATGAAACTCCAATAGATTTAACTGACGCTTCCGACGAGGAAATTCTTAAAGTGTTTAAAGCTATGGGTGAGGAAGATGGTATCATCGTAAAAAAAGACGGTGAAGATATTCATCTTTCTGATACTAACGCAGACACTGAATACCTTGTAAAGCTTGGTGAGTCTGAAGAAGACAAAAATTTAGAAGAAATGGAAATGGATGAAATGGAAGACGTTGATACACAGAGTGTAATTGACGCAATTTTTTCAAATGATGGTAACATCGAAGACGACCAAGAAATGGAAGATGATGAAGAAGTTATGTACGAAATCGAATTCGACGAAGAAGAAGACGACGAAGACATGATGGAATCAGACGACGACATGGAATCAGATGATGATGAAATGATGGAATCAGATGACGAAGACATGATGGAATCAGACGACGAGGACATGATGGAATCAGACGACGAAGACATGATGGAATCGGATGACGAGGACATGATGGAAGAAGACGATGATATGTTGGATGAAACATACAACCACAAAAAGGCTAAAAAATCCGAAACGAAAGAGGGTAAAAAGTCAGTAAAACCTAAAGGTCTTGGAATTGGTAACGGTCCTAAGTTTTCTTACAAGAAAACAACTGGTGGATTTAATGAGGACAAAAAAGAAGGTCCTAAATCTGTCGGTACGGGTAAAGCTAAATTCGAATACAAGAAGGGTGAAAATATGGGTGGAAAATCTAAAGTTGTTAAAAAGGCAGAAACTAAAGAAGCTGCAAGAACTTTAGGTAGTGGTTC